GACGTAGTGGAGGCCCCAGTTCCACCATCTGCAATGGCCAAATCGGTGATGCCACTAATTGTGCCGCCAGAAATGATTACATTGTCAGCAATAAAGGTGACGCCACTAATCGTGCCACCACTTACGACGACGCTTCCTGCATCCTGCGATGCGAGTGTCCCAAGTGTGGGAAGTCCAGTCAGGCTCGCGTAGGTACCGCTTGTAGCCACTGGAGCCAAGCCAGTTACACTACTGGCAGTAATGGCAATGGAAACGCCAGTAGCAGTTGTAATTAAGCCTTGAGCATTGACAGCAAACTGGACTACTGTAGATGAATTACCATAGGTGTTAGCAATTACACCAGTGTTATTAAAAGCCGTAGATGAAAGTTTTGTTGCGGAACTTTGATTAAGCTTGGAAAGATCAATAAAAGAAGACGGCGCTCCACTAATGCCAACAGTGATCAGATTGGCCACTGAAACCTGTTTGGTTTCGCCCGCACTAAGATCTACAATTGGCAGAACATCTGCTTGAGAAAGATCAGCAGAAAGTTCGACGAGTTCAGAAATACGGACGGTCATTCTAGTCTGTCTCCCTTAGAACACCAAGCTGTTCCAGTGTAGATTCATTGCCAATGCTAACACCATTTTCAGTGGTCAATTCGATGGGGCTATCGCCAGTGCGCAATGCAAATTCGCCTGAAGTGATGAAATCAAAACTACATTCAGCAATTTGATCCGCCCTTACAGTAAGAGCAGAGCTTGTCAGCATACCTTCCACTTCGTAATACACCCCTTCTGTCAGTTCATATCCTGGTGGCTGTGGAGACCCTGGCTCCAGGATGTAAAACCGCCCAGAAAATTTACTCCCCACTTCAATCTTTTGAATGAGCTGCGATAATGCAAGGGGAATTTCTTCCCCAGAAAGATTTTTAAAATCAAACAAACAGTCAACACTTCCGCTTCCACTGATAGCACTAGCCGAAAACTGTTTATATTTGTTTCCTAATGCAGTGGTATCTACGGATTCTCTGTCAGTAGTAATTTGAAATCCTTGCACTTGACCAAGCGTATTAAAAGAGCCAGCCAATAAATTAATATTCACTTGCCAATCAGCGCTGCCGCTTGCTTTGCTAATTGGAATGGCTAAATAGCGAACGCCTGGATTTGAAAGCGCATCAGAAAAATTGCGATACATCCGAATGGCGCCCATTCTGTCTACATTGGCAAAAAACTCCAATGGCAGAATGCCGGCTCCAGGATTATCGACATACACAGTATTGGCAACATTTTTATACCAACGGAAGGGTAATCCCCTGCTGTCTTGAGTGCTAATCCTTACTCTATCGCCAGTGACAATAGTGCCAAACGGAATATCTAAGCCATTCTGCAGGCCAAGCGTAAACCGTTTTCTGGATACATCTAAGTCAGATGCATCAACATAGCATTGGATGGTTTCCGGCGAGCCAATTCGCTTGAAATCAATGCTGCCATAGTGACCGGCAAATACCGTCATAGCTTTAAGTTTTAATCAAAGCCTAACTACGCCTGGCTTTGAAGGCACATCAAGCAGAGGGCCATCGACAGTGAAATTAGTCGCAACGGTCACCACTTCTCCATAACTTACGCTTACGCTTGCGCTGGTAATGTAAGCGTTAAAAAGAAAATTTGTTTTATTCAAATTGGCACCGTTCACCGTGGCAAAGCCGCCATCCACCGCCAAGTTCATGATCACTCGCGGAGGCACATTCCTTGGGAAGAGTAAATCTACCAGTTCAAAAATATCTTTATTAGCAAGAGTGGTATCGCCAGCAAAGCTGTCTTCATAGAACATTAAAGTGGCACTGCCATCTCCAGACGTGATGGATGGAGCGAAGGTTTTAGTGACATCACCGAGGGCCGTGGTTTCAATGACTTCACTATTGCTGTTGTATGACCAATCACGAATTTTTGCAATGCGATATTCTTCTGTTACGATGTCAAGTTCGCTATCCACGCCGCGAGTAAGGACCGTGCCCACGGTAAAGTCGCTTGTCATTCGCACCCATTGATTGTCCACATAGCGAGCAAGATAAATCCTGTCAGCAGCTTCGTAATTAGAGCCTCCAGACTTAACGGTAAAAGTGCAGCTCCGAGAAGTGGCATTAGTCAATACTTCGTTTCCTGCCGTAAACGTGGCTCCAGTGCCGCTGCCACTTACTGTTAAAGCAGTAAGCGCTTGATTGACAACAACGGATTGACCCGCGACAATATTAAGCGTTTGAGTGCCAGTAAGCGCAGATGACTGCCTGCGAGCAATATAGATGCGTCCGTTATTGCCAGTGTAGATAGCCATTACGCGAAAGTAGCAATCCTATTGGTTTTATGCTAACCAATAAAAAAGAGGCTTGCATCAAAATTGGCTATAAGGCTTTTTGTTTGCCCTGCCTCTTCTATACAAGGATGCTCAATGGCGCGAATGGTAATCTCTCCTTCTTCCTCCATTGCCACTTCTGTCACGCGAAATACGCGCTTTTGCTGCACTTGCGTGCCGAGTACAAACAACACCCCTTTGCCTTTGTAGGCAGACAATGTAGCGGATTGACCGTTGACATAGGCAATGCTTTGTTTGAATGGCTGCTTGCCAGGCTCGTAAATCAATGTATCGTAAGTGCCATTAATTGTTTCGCTAGCAAATGGAATGTTAATAGTGCCATCGTCTAGCACTGCTCCCGAGTGAATATCATTCCATTGATTTTCTTCCATATGCACATACACGTAGGAACCAGGAGCGATTGGCGCTTCAGTTGGAAATGTTTTAAATTCAACCGCACGCCTTGAATGACGACGCTGCTGTACTAACAGCATCGCATAGTTAATTGCTTGATTTCTGTTGGTGACGTAATCAGATAGGTCAAAAGTTTGACGAGAAGCCAGTGTCTCCTCCGCGTCCTTAAGCTTAATCGTTACGCTTGTGTTACGAGGAAATGGCTCAGCATTAGCCTGGTCGCGATAAACCACTGTCGCAATAAGATCCTGAGTGCTTTCGCCGTAATCAAGAAATTCTTCTTTGTAACTATCTTCAAGAATATTCCCCTGATTAAACAATGCAGAAATAGTTACATTGCGAGTGAAGGTGCCGTCTCCCGTTGTGGGCACGGCAGGAATTAGGGTTTCTTTGCCGCCAATACGCGCAAGCTCCAATAGGCTATAAGGCGCCACTTCACTCCAGAATGCACGCCACGATCCACGCGCTGCAATTACGCCATCCATAAAATAACTCCGCTTCATGCAAAATGCCTTAGATAGCGCAAGCTTTGTAATATCCAAACCATTGGCATTTATTCCATCAACAAAGGCCCCTATGCCATTCTCTCTATCAAGGACAGTATCGAGGAAAATATCTGAGGCAAAACACGATGGTCCATTTGGTGTAGAGGGGAACGATGGAGGGGAAAGCTCAATAAGGCGCACCTTCTTTCCTTTGTTAACAAATACACTTAAATTGCGCATGCTTGTTAAGCCTACTCCGCTGTACGCATTCAATCCAATTGTCGCAATGTTTTTATATAAATCAGTGAACGAGGATAGATTTTCAAACTGCTGCTCTGACACTGCTGTAATGGCGAACTCTGGTCCATTGTCAAAAGAATACTGAATAGAAGTGTCGGCGTGAGCAGAAAAAATCATCCATTCGTCAACGCGAAAAGGCGATTTGTTCTTTGGTGGGACATTGTTGATGCCAGGCGCTCTGACATTTCCTTGATAAAAGAAAATATTGTCTATATTTTGAACAGGACCGCGTGCTACTAAGTAGACAAAATTAAGGGCAGCGCCTGCTTTTTTGGATTCAGAAGGGGCGTCAAACACCGGCTCAAATCGAAATTGCCATTTCTTTTGGCCAACATCATCAGGACTTCTAAAAATCAAAGGAATAAACGCATCCTTATCGTAGGTTTTTCTCACGCAAAAAATTACATTAGGACTTTTCCAGACAGTATCACTTGGCCGCTTGTAATACACCCTAAACATGGCAGTCCGAGGTTTGCAACCGTTATCGGCGTCTGAATATTTTTTTGCTTCCACTTCACCATATTTACTGGCTCGTCCTTGAATTCGCATGAACACTTTGGCCTTTAATGA